CGACCACAACTTGATACTTCGGGGTGTCCGAAGGTGGGTTAATCACTGACGATGTTGAACGGGTTATCCGAATAGCTAGTCTCTGAACAGCGGTTTATCAGTCCCTGTTCCGCATTGCTCCGCCAAGTGTAACGGGTAGCTGGTTTGTTTTTTCCAGCCCTCATGCGACACGCTCAACACGGTTGGATAACCACTCAGAACTTGGTAGAATTTCGCAGCGGTCAGGCTGCTGCAGTTTGCCAAGTGGCTGTAGTGGTCATTCCATTGACCGCACCCAAAATTTACCGCGCTTTTTGACGAAAATCAACAATAGTGCGAGAATGGAATCGGTGCTCAGGAAGTCTTATCCCACCTTCCCCCTTCGGACGTTGCTGGCTGACCCCTTTCACAGCCCCGCTGAGCACCACTACCAGGGGTAATAATGCCGCGAAAACCACTCACCATTCCCAAACTGAAGAAAAAGTTAGACCGGATCTTCAGCCTGTATATTAGGCACAGAGACTCTTTCGATGGCGAGAATCTGGAGTGCATTACCTGTGGGAAGGTTGTGCCTATCAAAGAGGCTCACTGTGGGCATCACATTTCACGCGCTGTCAGCCCTACAAGGTATTCAGAGACGAATTGCGCTGGGCAATGTGCATACGACAATGTTTTCAGAGAAGGCGCACAATGGCTATTCGGCCCAGCTTTGCGACTCAAGCATGGGGACTACGCATACGAGCAAATGCTTGAAGAGTCCCGCCAGCCTTGGAAGTGGAACAGGGAATGGCTTGAGGAGCGTATCACCTACTATCAGGATGAATTGAAGGCAATGGGCGTCAAGTATTGACTGTCAAATGCCAAAATCCATTGGCAAATGACAACGCTCAGATGACGGAATCAGCGAACATCAACACCAGTGCAGCTGCCAGCAGGTAGGGTGCTAAGTGTTTCTGAATGGTTGGCTTCATTCGCTCACCTCGAATCCAAGCGCCAGCAGCTCAGATGTTTCATGGCTTGCGCTGCAATCCCAACACAACAGACATTTGCAGTCTGTCCACTCATGGTGGCGACTGTCATGCGGAACTACAGCGTTGCAGATTTCGCAATTTCCGATAGGTTCGTTCATGTTAAATCCCTCGCTATGATCGTCCATGGGCCGAATATGGCCCCCAAAAAACAGTTAAAAAGCACGACCTCTGGCCATGCGCCAGCCCATGATAGGCCATAGCAGCAGGCTGGGAACATTAGCGCAATGATTACTCTCAGGTTTAGTTGATTGTTCATCTTAAGCCCCTTCAATCATGTAGTGTGCGAATTCCTCGGCAGCAAACCATGCCATTGCATTTAGAACCTGCGTTCGATCTTCATGGTCTTCATCATTGATCGCATCCGCTACGCTGTCGGCAGTGTATCCATCGCCAAGACAGGCAAAGCCTGCGATCAGGCTATAAGGGCCGTCCTCGCCTAAAGAGTCGGCCATGTCTCGCGCTATTTCGAGGATGTCAGACTTGTTTTGCTCTGCAAATGCCACGGTATCGCTGTAGTAGATAAATCCGCCAAAGCCGCCTTCAATCCCGTAGGAATGAATGTCATTTAGTGTTGCCATGAGTTCGTCAACTTCAGTGAAAGATAGGCCGAGTTGATTGACAATCGCGAGCTGTAGTTGTGTTTTCATGTGTTGCCCCTTCTATTGTTTGATTAAGACGCCGCGTTGAGCGAGCATGTTTAGACAGTATTCCTCGCGCTCATCTGTGCTAGAGTCGCGCCAGACGTCGTGCTCAGCTGAATCGATCAATTCCATCGTTTCATCTAGGTCAATAATGCCCCATAAATCCGCGATTTCTAAAACCCCAAACCATCCGTCGTATTGTTTGATAATAAGTTGAATCATTGTGTTGCCCCTTCTATTGGTTTGTTGTCGGTTGTTTGGAAGGCAGGCTAGTGCCGAAGTAGTCTTGCACCATGAAAAACACCCTACTTGAGGCGTCAATCTTGTTGGCGATTGTGAGCAGTTCGCTGTGGCTCGTGATATTGCCAGCCTCAACTTGGCGCTGTAACCATCCAGCTTTATCTTGCTGATACATCATGCGCGCTCTATTTATTTCCTGTTCAGATGTCATTGTGTTTCCCTTCTTTGGTTGATTGTGCTGCACCTATTGCATTGCGTAATAAAGCGCAGATTGAAACTTGTTTTCAACGCGAACTGTGCGCAGGTATTGATCCGTATATGGCGTTTCAAAACTGGGAACCCAGTCATACTGCAAATTACCAAAGATCGCTTGATTGTAATCTTTGACAATTCCAGAATTTGCGCTAAATCTAAATTCGTGCGTTTTGGCGATGTTGTGATCGTCTTGAACCGACCAAACAATTTGCCGTGTATCAAGGTCGCTGTAAACGCTGACATTTTGCATTTTGTTTTTGATGATGATCATTTCGTTTTTCCTTTCTTGGTTGATTAAGACGCAATCGCGCCAGATATGATGAATACGTGCAGAGCGATGGCAAATACAGTACCAGCCCCACTGATGCCGAATCCTATGGCAACGACACTGCCCAAAGTGGCGAGGATTGCTGCGATTGCTACTAGGAAGAATGCGTCTTTGATCTTGTTCATGTGTTACCCCTTCAGTTGATTGTGATCTACCTAATTCAAGTAGCATGCCAACAACGGCAGAAACGTCTACAGCCCACATAAACAAAGGCATTCATGGATAGCACCTGGATGGATATACAGTAATGAGCCAGCGACCTACAGGGTCAGAAAGTGACGCAAATGGTCACCTAGTGTCAGAATGTGACGTAAATGGTCACCTACTTGGCAGGACATTTGATGCATTGAAAATCACCCAAATTTATGCTATAATCTATCTACTATCATTCCAGTGAATTACTAGGTGCGGATCAATCAAACAGGTTCAACGGGTAACCTAATAAGCACCTGCTAAGACATTCACCCTCACCCGCACCGATACGCCTATCAGGTCAGGCCCCTGTATCAGTCCAGATGACCAATCTGTATCAGTCCAGGTACCCCGGGGGCCGGGATGCGGTGTTTATTATTATGTAGTAGCCACCCAGATACAAAATAAGCCAAATTAGAAAAAAAAGAACGCTCTGTAAGTTATTGATTTAACACGTTATAGATACTTGTATTGCTAAAGGGGATAAATACGGGTATTGTTCCTGTCATGCTGACTGACAAACAGAAGGAAGAGATTGAGGAGCGTAAGGCAATCAATCTCAGGAAAAGGAAGAGGGGTAGACCTAAGAAATCAGAGATTGCTGCTAAGAAGAAGGGTAATCGAGGGCAGGTAGGTCGGCCTAAAGGGGATGCTGGCATTATCAACGAGTACAAAGCTCGTATGTTGGCCTCTCCTAAGTCTAATTTAGTTCTTGAAACCATCTTTGACGCCGCTTTAGACAACGAGCATAAGAATCAAGCAGCTGCCTGGAAGCTCCTGATGGACAGAATGCTCCCTGTAGCGGCTTTTGAGAAAGAAGTTGTGAAGGAGTCCGGCAGAGGCGCCATCCAGATCAACATATCAGGCGTAAACGCTGTTGACATCCCTTCCAATGAGATCATCGAGGGTGAATTTGAATCTTAGATACTTCTCATTAGACGAGTTTGACTGTCAGGTCACCGGAGAAAACTTTATGGAGGGTGAGTTTCTGGAAGTTCTTGACGAAATCAGACACCGATGTGGCTTTCCCTTTGTCATAACCAGCGGTTACAGAGATCCATCCCACCCCGCAGAAACAGTTAAGGCCGTTCCTGGCAACCACACCAAAGGAATCGCAGCAGATATTAAAATAACTAACTCTGCCCAACGCTATTCCATTGTTAAACACGCAATGGATATTGAGGTTTCCGGCATAGGCATTGCTAGTAACTTCGTTCACCTCGACATCAGGGCCACAACGCCCGTTATCTGGCTCTACTAATGTTCACAACCAAGCACGTTACCCTGACTGACACCAATCCTGCGGCCCTGTTTACCGTTCCCAATGGATTTGTGGCAAATATCGGGTTTGTGTTTGCGGCTAACCACGGCGGATCTACTAATTCTGTCCAGGTGTGGTGGGAAAGCAGTGGTGCAGTCCCCCAGTTGTACCTGTTCGACGGGGTTAATATCAATTCTAAGGACAATCTTATCCTGAGTGACGGGGGTTCGTGCCCGTTGTTTGTCCTTCATTCAGGAGAAGTCTTCAAAGCTCAGTCTGGATCAGCAGGCGATGTAGAAGTTGCTGTAACCTTTGACCTGGCTGACCGCCCAGCAGGGTTGAACAACTTTGACAACACATAAAGACCACAAGATAACTGTTGCACAGCAATCCGACCTGAACTGGGACGGGAATGTTGAGGAAGAAGAGGAAGAAGAGGAAGAGTGTCCACAGAACTCAACATAGAATTACTCCCCTGGCAGCAACAGGTTTGGGAAGACCCCACCCGATTTAAGATCGTTGCCGCTGGTCGACGCACAGGTAAATCAAGACTCGCTGCTTGGATGCTTATTGTCAACGCCCTCCAAGCAGAAAAGGGCCATGTGTTCTATGTTGCTCCCACCCAGGGGCAGGCAAGAGACATTCTTTGGCAAACCCTCTTGGAATTAGGCCATCCGGTCATTTCCGGCAGCCATATTAATAATCTCCAGATCAAGCTAATCAACGGGGCCACGATTAGCCTGAAGGGCGCTGACCGACCCGAGACTATGCGGGGTGTTTCGTTGAAATTCCTCGTTCTGGACGAATACGCCGACATGAAGCCGGAAGTCTTTGAGCAGATCCTAAGACCTGCACTGGCTGACCAGAAGGGCCAAACCCTCTTCATTGGTACACCAATGGGCAGGAATCACTTTTACGACCTGTATAAGTATGCTGAGTTAGGTGATGACCCAACCTACAGGGCTTGGCACTTTACTTCTTACGACAACCCCCTGTTAGATTCAGAAGAAATCGACATTGCTAAAAAGTCCATGTCGAGCTACGCCTTCAGGCAAGAGTTTATGGCGTCATTTGAAGCCAGAGGCTCTGAGATGTTTAAGGAAGACTGGGTTAAGTTCTCTGACAAAGGTCCAGAAGAGGGCGATTACTACATCGCTGTCGACCTTGCAGGTTTTGAGGAAGTTAATAAGAAGAAAACCAAAAACTCCAGACTGGACGAAACCGCCATTGCCGTGGTGAAGGTCAATGAGCATGGCTGGTATGTGGAAAACGTCATTCACGGGCGGTGGGAGCTAAACGAAACAGCCACCAAAATATTCCAGGCCGTTAGAGATTATCGTCCTGTTAGTGTAGGAATCGAGAGGGGTATTGCTAAACAAGCCGTTATGTCTCCTCTCATAGACTTGCAGAAGAGATACGGGACTTTTTTCCGAGTTCAGGAATTAACCCACGGCAACAAGAAAAAGACCGACAGAATCATGTGGGCTTTACAGGGAAGGTTTGAGAACGGCTACGTGACGCTAAGCCGAGGCGAGTGGAATCACAAGTTTTTAGATCAGCTGTTTCAGTTTCCTGACCCACTGACTCACGATGACTTGATCGACGCTCTGGCCTACATAGACCAATTAGCCAATGTAGCCTATGATTACGAATATGAAATTGACGACCACGAAATACTAGACGTGGTAGCAGGATACTAATATGAGCGATTTTTACGAAGTCGACCCCCTGATGGCAGAGCAGTCCATTGAAGAGTGGGTCATGGATAAGTGTGAAAACTGGCGAGATCACTACGAGTCTAATTACTCCGAGCAGTTTGAGGAGTATTACCGTCTGTGGAGAGGAATCTGGGATTCTTCTGACTCCGAACGATCTTCTGAAAGATCCAGGATTATCTCCCCTGCCCTCCAACAAGCGGTAGAGTCTAATGTCGCTGAACTGGAAGAAGCGACCTTTGGGCGGGGCAAGTGGTTTGATGTTTCCGATAACTATGGAGACACTGAGAAGCAAGATGTGATGTTTCTTCGGAATAAACTCACTGAAGACTTTGAGTCTTGCAAAGTAAGAAAAGCCGTTGCCGAGTGCTTGATTAACGCTGCTGTATTTGGAACGGGCGTCGGCGAAGTCGTCATTGAAGAAGTCAAAGAGATGGCTCCTGCAACCCAACCGATTATGGGTGGTGAGCTTCAAGCAGTAGGGGTAAACATCTCAGAAAGAATGGTGGTTAAACTTAAACCCGTCCTTCCCCAGAACTTCCTGATCGACCCCGTTGCTACAAGTGTAGACGACGCAATGGGTGTAGCGATTGACGAGTTTGTTTCTCTGCACCAGGTTGAGCTATTACAAGAGCAAGGCGTATACAAAGACGTCTATGTCGGTACGGCATCGCCGGACATGGATCTTGAGCCAGACCAAGACTTAACGGTTTATTCTGATGACAAGGTAAGGCTCACAAAGTATTACGGTCTTGTGCCGTCCGATCTGCTCTCCGAAGAATTGGGGGAGGCCGCAGGCGACTCTCGCTACGTTGAGGCGATTGTTGTCATAGCAAATGGCGGCATCCTCCTGAAGGCAGAAGCTAACCCCTACATGATGCAGGATCGCCCTGTTGTAGCTTTTCCGTGGGACGTTGTTCCGAGTAGATTTTGGGGCAGAGGCGTTTGTGAGAAAGGTTATAACTCTCAGAAAGCCCTAGATACGGAGCTTAGAGCAAGGATTGATGCGCTCAGTCTTACTGTCCACCCCATGCTGGCAGTAGATGCTACTCGTCTCCCGAGAGGTGCTAGGCCGGAAGTTCGACCAGGCAAGATGATCCTAACCAACGGAGACCCGCGTGAAGTATTACAGCCATTCAACTTCGGACAAGTCAACCAAATCACCTTCGCCCAAGCCGGAGCTTTACAGCAAATGGTGCAGCAAGCAACAGGAGCTGTGGACTCCGCGGGAATTGCGGGTTCTGTCAATGGTGAAGCTACTGCCGCTGGGATTTCTATGTCTCTGGGCGCTATTATTAAGCGTCACAAGCGAACTCTGATTAACTTCCAGCAGTCCTTCCTGATTCCTTTCGTGAAGAAAGCTGCTTATCGGTACATGCAGTTCGACCCAGAGTCTTATCCGGTTGCTGATTACAAGTTTAACGCAACCTCTACTCTGGGGATTATTGCCAGAGAGTACGAAGTCACTCAGCTGGTTCAGCTTCTTCAGACCATGCAGCAGGACTCTCCGCTTTATGCGACCCTGGTGCAGTCGATTATCGACAACATGAACCTGTCTAACCGTGAAGAGCTGATTGCTGCGATGCAACAAGCTATGCAGCCGGACCCACAGCAAGCTCAAGCTCAGGCGATGATGCAGGAAGCGCAGTTGTTGTTCCAGCAGTCCCAGACAGACGCATTGTCTGCTCAGGCTCAGGAGTCTGCTGCGAGAGCGTTCAAGCTGAATGTAGAAGCAAGATCCATTCCTGCCGAGCTTG